GTGAGATTCACCAAGGTTTCTGGGATTATCTTGGCAGAATTGGCATGCAGCCAGGTGAGATTCACCAGTGTTGCCGGGATTTTCTTCGCAGAATTGGCGGACAGCCGGGTGAGATTAACCAGCGTTGCCGGTATTGACTCCGCAGAATTGGCATGCAGCGTTGTTATTCTAATATCAACATACCCCACACCTTCAACATAAACTGTGTTCTTCTTCATTTACTTCTCCTTTTTAAAGATTCTTTTCGATCCCACACCGGCCAGACTCTTTAAAAAAAAAACTACTTTTCCGCCCTGTCTTTTCCGTTTTCAGAAATGCAAACATTGGCGGTGGACGTTGGCAAAGCCGGTCTCCTGTCGCACAATCGAGCATATTTTTTCCTGATCACTTCCAGGTCTGGGCGGCACTTAAAAAAACAACCCAACGCCTCAATAGTCCTAAGCGTTGGATTGTTAAACCTTCTTGTTAATAGCAGGTGGACGTATGCCTTTGAAAGGCCGGTCTCACTCGCTATTTTTCTAAATGTTAGTTTCATGGGTCATATGCTATTAGACAAATTAGATAATGTCAAATTGTTTTTTTTAAAAAAAATACTGTTGACTTATCCTCTTTTTATATGCGATGATTCCCGCCATCGATCCCACATCGGCCCGCCTCGAAGAAAAAATCAAAACCATTTATATTTAAGAAGGAGGTTCTCATGGACCAGAATGCAGAGTTGAGGGAAAAACTCACTCAGGCTAAAAAAGACGGACATTTTATTTTTGTTCCGTCAACACCGTTGCCCCAGGCAAACGGGATATTTGTCCCGGTGCTGGATATTATTAAATTAAAACCGGAAGATTTTTACGTGACTTCCGGTAAATTCGGCATCCACCACCATGCTTTCATGAAACTTGCTGATGCTGCCGGTATTCAATGGGCTGCTGAATCAGGGAGGGTAGGCCGCATAGATAACCGGGATAATCCCAATAATTATTGCTCGTTCAGGGTTGTTGGCCGGTTCCGAACTCAAGAAGGGCTCTGGGCAGAGATGGTAGGGCATAAACATATTAATTTGGATGCCAAGAGGGGATCAATTGAAGAAAAATATCGGACTCAGTTTTCTTTTAAAGTTAAGGATTTCAAGGCCGGAAAAGGGAAAACTCCCTGGCCGGCCGATGAAAAAGAATTTATCCGGTTTTATACAGAGCGGGACATCAACCAGATCAAAGAGACCCTGGACGAACGATGTGAATCAGGTGCCCAGGTCCGGGTGATCCGGAATATCCTTCATTTGCCGGTGGCCTTTTCTCCATACCCAAATGATAAAAATAATCACGACGGCATATCAAAAAACTTTTATATGGTGAGGTATGTCTTGGATTCGCTGAACCCGCTGGTTCAGCAGGTCCAGATTGCGAGTTTTGCGCAGGCATCACTTGGAATCTATGGACAAGCCTCTCCACAAGTGCAGCTTCCACAAAACAAAAAAGAGATAAAAGAGGTTTCCGGGTCCGATGAGACCATTGAGCGTCTCGGACAAACTCCAACCTCGGACGAATCCAGGTTGCTGGATTTTGAGAACCAGTCTCCTGAAGATCAGGTAAAAACGATCGAAGCCGCTATCAAAAAAACCGGATATACGGCACACGAAAAGACCATGTCATCCAGGAAGGCACCACTCCACAAATGGGAGCAGGCTGACCGGACTGGATATTTTATACACATAATAGAGGAAGGGAGGAAAAAATAATGGGAGCAAGCATTTTGCATTTTGCAGACGTGCATTATGAGGAAAAGAATCATGATGAAATAAAAAACTGCATGGAATATATGATCGGCGTGGCCGAACAGAAACGCCCGGATGTGATCATTTGCTCCGGGGACGTGACGAACAGCCAATATCTTGGAACTGACACCAAATCAGCAAAAACGATAGCCGATCAGTTCAGACGGCTATCAAATATCGCACCGGTTGCCGTTGTGGTCGGGACCCCAAGCCACGACGGACAGACACCGGAGATTTTGAAATATGTTTCCGGGAAAAACCCAATTTATGTCAGCACAAAACCGGAGCAAATTTATCTCCGGCAATTTGAAAGAAATCGGGACAAAATTGCCTATGAATGGGTTAAGGATACATACGTCCCGTCCGGGCAGATAATCCTTGCCGTAACACAAATTCCAGCCCCAACAAAAGAATTCTGGAAAAACCGACAGGGGATAGAAGCTGATAATCAGAACATCGCCCAGGCCATGGGTTCCATCTTTGCCGGGTTCGGGCAGGCAGCAAAACAATTTCCACGAGTACCGCACGTCCTGAACGGCCATTTTTCAATGAAGGGATCAAAAATTTCAGAAACGCAAACCCTCCCCGGTACGGACATTGCTATTGATACCGAAACTCTTTCTATGGCTCAGGCGAATATATGCCTCCTGGGCCATATACACATGGTTCAGGGTTATGACATGCCATCCGGGAAAAAAGCATTCCACGCCGGATCAATTTTCCGGAAAGATTTTGGAGAGCAGGGCCAAGCCAAGGGCTTTTACATACATGATATCTGCGATGACAACGAACCCGACCGGCATGAGTTCATCCAGACCCCCACCCGGGAAATGATTCAGGTCAATTATAATTGTGTCTCTGATCCAGCGATCCTGGACAGGGAGTTTATCCAGACTGTTGTTTCTGACATCCTCGACAGCGGCGGCCAGGAGAAACCAGGATACTGGGCAAAGGTAAAAATCACACTCTGGATAGACGATATTAGGAGAATAAATCAATCCGCCCTGAAACAGGCGATCAAAGAAGCCGGTGCAGATAATGTTATCTTGGAAATTGACCGGGTGCGGCGGGAAAATTCAAGGGACGAGGGGATTATCAAGGCGGTGTCGCTGATAGATAAGGTCCGAGCGCTCGCAAACCACAGAAGTCAACCGGTCCCGGAAGGGGTTTTAGATCTGTTTGAAAACTTAGAGAATCTTAACCTTGCTGACCTGGTTAAACACTGTCAAACACGGCTTAATCAGGACAAACCGGCACAAATCGTTAACGGAATTGAGAAAGAAAGAGAGGTGGAATAATGGCAAATTTGCAATATATAAAAGTGAAAGGAAGTTTTGGCATTCACTATGGTCTCGGAGTTGATGAGATCGCTGTAAACTTTGAAAATCTTTCTGGCCTGATTAACCTGGCTGGGAATAATGGACAGGGGAAAACGACATTCATGGAGCTGCTTTCTCCGTTCCCAGTATTCCCATCCAGGCAACAGAAAAACCCTCAAAAGTACAATTTCAAAAAGCAGTTCCGGCTTCGGGATAGCTATAAAGAAGTTTGCTATCTCTTTCAAGGGAAAAAATATGTTTTCCGGGTTGAGATCCCGGCAGGAACAACCATGTCACCGGAAGGTTATATTTATTGCGACGGTGTGCCTGTCGTTAAGGGAAAAATCAGCGAATATAAAAAGAAGGTGTCTGAACTATTTGGTTCAGAGGACCTTTTCTATTCGTCCATTTTTAGCTGCCAGGGCGGAAAAAAGCTTACAGATCTCAAGACCGGAGAGTTCAAGCAGCTTTTGATTGAACTCCTGGGTCTTGAAAAATACACCACATACTGGCACAATGCCGGGGCTTGTATCAAAGAATGTGAGGGGGCGCTCTCGGAAGTTATTCGGGATCTGGAATATTATTCAGCCAGGGAAGATGAAATTTCCAGGAATGCAACATCATTGGCGGAAAACAGAGCGTCCTTTGATGTTAAAAAGGCGGAAATTTCTGAGGGAGAAAAGAAGGTATCTTTGGGTCAGGAAGAATTGGCCACACTCCAAAGAGAATCCGCAGAAGTACAAAAACAAGAAGCTGTTTTGACTGAAAAAAGGAAGCAGCTTTCTGCAATTGCGGATCAGATTGTTGTTCTCAAGGCGGAGATGTTAGAATCCAGCCGGAAACATAACGACTGGATTGATTCAAAAGAGGAAGAAATTTTTCCCCTGCAAAGCCTGGTAGATCAGAAAGAAGAAATTCTTTCTGCGGAACGGACGATTGCCGAACTCATGAAAGAAGAATCCACCCTTGCGGCTGATATAGAGGCGGTATCAATTGAAGCTACAGTTAATAAAGAAAAACTCTCAGATATATATCTTGCTCTCGTAAATCTAAAATCGGATCGGATCGGGTTAGATAATGATCCGGTACTCAAGGGGATTGTCGAGTATACAAAATTGCTCAATGTCGATAAAAGTGAAACGGAACGGAAAATTGCAGACATTAATATCAAACTTGCAGCCCTGGGGGATGACCCGGTAATTAAAGCCCTGCGAAAAGACCTTGAACAATTTAAAGCTGCGGAATCCTTATTGGCTCTCCGCCCGGATGGTTGTGGAATTGATGCCTGTCCGTTTATCAAAAATGCGTTTGATAAAATAGGCATGAAGCCTGCGAAGGAAAAAGAAATAGCTGATGCTATTGAAAAAAACAAGGGGCTGATTTTAGCTGCCGAACATGAAAAAGAAGAAATATTCGCCTCTCTTAATAAGGCCGTGATGACTATTAAATCAGTGGCTTGTGAGAAAGACACCCTTACGGCCGAGAGCGACCAAAAAAGGAAGGATTTGAATAAAAAAGAGACCGAGCTTTTGACCGAAATGACAAAGCTTGAAAAGAGGAAAGACTCTCTGTTGTCTGGTTATACGGAACTCAAATTAAAACAGTCAGTAATTCCGGAAAAAATTTCCCGGCTCGAAATCCTATCTATGAAAAAATCAGAAATGGATTTAGCAGAACAAAAAATAGCCTTATTACAAACATCTATTGAGGAAAGAAATCAGGCATTCGCATCAAGAGATTTTGATTTTAGGACAAAGATCGTGAAACTTGAATCAGAAGCCGCACCCCTATCATTAGATGTGATAATGTCCACACCGGCCAGGACGCAAGAAAATATCAATATCGATATTGATATTACAGAACAAGGCATCCGGATTGCTCAGTTATCCCTAAAAGTATCGATACAGGTTGTTTCTGATATCGAAAAAACGATTGCTGTCCTTGAAGATAAGGCAATGGCAGCGAAAAAAGACATCGAAGAAATAACCCGGTTAAAACTGCGAGAATCGTTTATCCGTGAAGAAATTGGAAAATGGGCATATGTCCGGGATGCTGTTTCAAAATCCGGATTGCAAGCCCTTGAAATTTCGGCGGCAGCTCCCCTTTTGACCGGTATTGCAAATGACCTCCTCCATGCGGCATATGGGGGGGAATTTTATTTGGACCTGATCACTCAGGACCCGGAAACGGGTGCGGAAGTCCTGGATATTATGATCACCCGTGGAGATGGGCAATCATATTCACTTTGTGACTTTTCAGGAGGGGAATCGGTTTGGATATTACAAGCGTTCAAAGCCGCTCAGATCCTGGTCAATACCGAAAAATCCGGTATTCATTTTGCCACCTGCTTTGCAGATGAAGAATCCGGAGCCCTGGATAAAGAAAAAGCAGAGCGGTTTATCCAGATGTACCGGGCCTTGATGGTTCAGGGGCATTTTGAAAAGCTGTTTTTCATTTCTCATATTCCGGAGTGCCAGGCCATGGCCGATCACTCGCTCCTGTTTCAGAAGGGCGGTATTGTTTCGGAATCAGGAATGTAGGTCAGGGGTGACACCAGGCAGAGCAAGGGGCTCCGCTTGGTGTCAAAAATTTGACGGTGGTATATATAGGTGATTGCGAATGGAAGAACGGCAAATATCTTTAACTCGAACCGGGGTTATCCCTGGCGGCTATTACATCAAAGCGAGAACGATTAAAAACAGTTGGATATCTCACGCACAACCTATTGCGCGGGAGATATGGGATTATCTCCTCCGGGAGGCCAACCATGTAGATGTCAAGAGAAACGGTTTTGTTGTCAAGCGAGGGCAATTGATCAGGACGTACGCGGAAATCAGAGAGGCTTTGTCCTGGAAAATTGGATACCGGACTGAGCGTTACAATGAGAGCGCAACGAAGAGAGCAATGAACGGACTAATGAACGAACGTATGATCGACCTAACGAACGGACCTCACGGGACTCTTATAACTATCATTAATTATAGCTTTTTCCAGACACCAGAAAACTACGAACGGACCAACGAACGGACCAACGAACGGACCAACGAACGGACCGGTAGTGAACCTTCTTATATAAACAAGAATGAGAAGAATGTTAAGAATTATAAGAATAAAGAAAAAGAAAAAGAAAAAGAAAAAGAAAAAGAAAAAGAAATCCCCCCCCTAAGAAAACCTGCCCCGTCTAAAAAATTCATACCGCCGTCCGTTGATGAGGTCGTTAATTATTTTATCGAAAACGGGTATTTAAAATCTACAGCGGAAAAAGCTTTTAAATACTATAATACCGGCGATTGGCATGATTCAAGGGGAAATGCCATCAAAAACTGGAAGCAAAAGATGGTCGCAAATTGGTTCAAAGATGAACACAAAGCAAAAGCATACCAACCATCTCAAACACAAACCGACGAGCAAAGAATAGCGGATTTCTTATCATGAAAAAACAGATTGACAGAGTGTTACCGAATAATCTTGAAATGGAAGAATCGTTGATAACGGCGCTGCTTATTGATAATTCCGGCTTTGGACACACAGAAGAATTAACACCGGATGATTTTTATAAACCAGCGCACGGTATAATTTTTTCCGTCATGACGGCCCTGTTTGTAGAAAAACAGCCGGTTGACCTGGTTACGGTAGGGCAGCGTCTAATAGCCACAGATCAGGCAAAATTGATCGGCGGGATAGGGCATCTGTCGATGATGGTTGATTGTGCTGCTATCGCCGCTAATGTCAAGGCATACGCAAAGGGGATTAAGGGTTTGTCGACGGTCCGGAAAGCTATTTTGTCTTGCATGTCCATCATCGATGAGGGTTATAAAACCGTTGATCCGGAAGAGTTTGTTTCCAAAGCACAAGAATATATTTTATCTCTAAAAACAACGAGCACAAAAGATGATTTTGTGAGTATGGACAGCCTTGTAACAGATGCGATCGGCAGGATAAAGGCAGCCCAGGCGGACCCTAAAATGGGCGGGTTAAATTTTGGTTTCCCGGTTTTGAACAATGCGATGCATATCACAGGCAGCAAGCTGATAATCATTGCCGCCCGCCCGAGCATGGGCAAAACGGCGTTGATGTTATCGATATCAAAACACCTTGCTTTACAGGGGGTTAAAAGCACGATCTTATCCCTGGAAATGGATAAGGAGGCCCTGACTGATAGATATTTATCCGATGAGGCAGACGTTAATTCTTTGTGTTTTTATGCCAAAAATGGGCTCTCTGCCGCCTCGTTTGCGGAAATAGAATCGGCCTGTAGTCGGCTGTCGTATCTCCAAATCGATATCGATGATTCAGGGTGTAAAATTGAAGATGTGGTCCGGAAATGCCGTGTGGCAAAAAAAAGGGGATCTCAAATTATTTTTATAGATCAGCTGTCCAAAATTCAATATCCGCCGAAACTGACAGAATATCAAGGTTTTACGCAAAACTGCAACCGGATAGCGGATCTTAAAAAAGAACTCAGGATTCCGATTGTTCTTCTGTGTCAGATCGGCAGGAAGGTTGAGGAGCGTGTTAATAAACGCCCTACGCTCTCTGATCTTAAAGCAACGGGAGCAATTGAAGAGGATGCGGATATGGTTTTTTTCCTGTACCGGGGCGGGTATTATGATAAAATCGAAAACCCGTATGCAAGTCCTGATCAGGGCAGCACAGAAATAAATTTGGCAAAAAATCGGAATGGAGCGACAGGGGTGGAGACAAAAGTTACATTTAACGCTAAACGTGGCATGTTTGTTATGGGGGTATAAATGAGAAACTTAAAAAAAATAAAGTTCGAAATAGACAAAATAGATTTTAAAACACTATTATTTGAGGAGGTTGTAAAAAATAAAAAACTTGAAGCGGAATTAAAACAATCGAAAGAAATTACCCGGCAGCTCAAAAAACTAGTTGCCGAAATCGAAAGGGGAACAACCAAAAATGCATAAAAAATGCTTGAAAGTTATCTTTAAAACACAAGGCAAAGCCAGGACAGCGGCAAAAGGGATGATTGAAAAAACAGGGGTTCCGTTCAATATTTTCTTTTGCCAAAACTGCGCTGGGTGGCACATCGGGAGGGCCAATAAAGAAAAAATTATCGTCCAGAAAAAAAAGATATTGGCAGATAATGCCGCGGTCATTGGTATCGATCCTGGAAAAAAAGGCGCTATGGCGGTTATTTATGGGTCTATTTTAGAGATTCACGACTTTGCGGATACCCTTACCGCCAACAAAACCATAGTCCTCTTAAATCGCAAATTTTCCATCAAATTTGCGATTTTGGAAAAAGTTTGGATTCGGGCATCAGAAAGGGACGTGAAAAGCGCGGAAATTTTAATCCGGAATGCGCAAATGTGGGAAACGCTCCTAACTCTTTCCGGGATTGATTTTTGGAAATATGCCCCCGAAACATGGCGGAAGGGCCTTGTTCCTTTATCAGGATCAAAGGATTACGTGATACAAAAAGCCATCGAGCTTTTTCCGAAATACGAAAAAGAATTTTACAGACACGACCGGGCAGAAGCTGCGCTGATCGCATATCGGGCATACCGGCACGTCCAGGCCGGCAAACCAACCAAACCGCAATTACAACAGGAGGGAGCATGAAGAACGCCAAGGTAGACCAAAAAAAAATCGAAGAGACCGAAAAAACGATTGAAAAAAATATGGAAATCCGAACGCAAATAATTTACTACGTTTATGATTGCGGGCACGCTCACGGCCCGGAACTGGATATCAAGCGCAGGTATACATCCGGATCTGTCCGGACATACTGCCCTGTTTGCGGAAAAGGCTGGCTGCTGACAAAATACAAAAAATGTGATTGCGGTGCGATCTCTTGCAGTCTTAACACTAGACCCGCAAAAGAGGGGCATTGCCAGCGCTGCCAATATTCGACGAGCCCAAGGGTTTTGCCGGAAAAATTAACATCGACGATCAATAAAAGCATGGCCAAACCTAAAAAAATAGCTGCGGATTTTGCTCTACCCCCAGGGCCTGAGTGCGAGAACAAAGGCAAATTTTTGTGTGAGGAGGAAAGCCTTGTTTGTATCAAAAGGCTCGGATTTGATTGTCTGTATTTCAAATCACCCGCGGAAGGAGCTGAAATATGTCTTTTTTGATTTCAATAACCCTTGTGGTTGGGGCAGGTTATTTTATCCGCAAAATTTATAAAAAAATCTTGATGGATATTAAAACCTTTTACATGTAAAAAAAACCCGCTGTCAAAATTCTGACAGCGGGTTTTTTCTTATGATTTTTCGGCTATTTCCAGGGCTAACTCAATAGCCCTGATGATAAAGTCTTGCATAGAGATCCCCTGCCGGGCAGCTTCTACTTTTGCCCGGCGGTGAGTTTTCTCCGGTAACTGCCGGATCGTAAAAGATTTGACTTCCTCCGCCGACACCAGATCCTGCCTCATCTCCATTTTCATGATTTCTTCTCCTTTTATTTGGCCTTCCGGGCCGTTATCCGGCGTGATTACCGGTATTTAATCACTCACTCGGATGCCCTATCTTGCAATAAGGCATCCTGGTCAGGGATTAAACCCAACCCTTGTGGCGGAAAATCGCCACCTTCTTTACGCTCCCATCCGGCTGAATCTCTTCAGCCGAAACCCTCTCAGAGAAGGAATACAAGGGATCGATCCCCTGTACTCCAAGGGCTTTTTCCAAGGGTGCCATAAGATACGGCGCCCCTCCTATCATGGCGCATGCGTAAATGCAATCGGCGTAAGTTTTTTTGCACCAACACCTTTCCGGGCATTCTTCTACACCCTCCCTGAAATCCATGCAGAAATCAGGCGGGACTTCCTGCCTTGCCGCAAAGGCTGCAATAGCCTTTGCACGTTCCTTCACTTCCCGGGCTCCAGGCAAGCTGTCGAAAGTCAGGAGCCTTTTAAGCTCCAGTAAATCCTCCCCTTTAAGGTCTTGTACGTTTTGCTCAGGTGTGCCCGCATGCTGGGTTAGATTTAATATCATGGCCTTTCTCCTTTATTTTTTGGCCTATTTGGCCGGTTTCCGGCGTGATTGCCGGTGGAATATCAATCCTCAGACCGGGGGTTGCCCCGGTTTCGCCCTTTAGGTCTCAGTGAGGTCAAGAATTCTTTGATTCTTCCCAAGATTTTTTGTTTTTCCGGCAGGTTCCTGGTTTGCACCCTTTCCCGCATTTACACTCCGGGCCTGTATAATTAACAACATTCTTGCCTTTCCGATGTTTATTCTGGATGTTTGATATTTTCATGATCTTCTCCTTTTTTTACCCGGCGTGATTGCCGGGATTAAATATATATCATTGCAATCATGATGCCAATAATATCAAACACAAACAAAAAGAATGAAGAAGCCTGTAAACAAAGGGTTTTTGCAACAATAAAAATATTGCAGGCTGCTATAGCGCCCGGCCAAGCAATGCTCAAAAGTTTAAAATATTGAATTGGAAATAAGACATGGTATGTCCGATTTGCGATATCTGCTTACTCGGGCAAGTATCTTGCGGTAGTTTAAAATATTGAACAGTAATTCAAGATATTGAACAGCAAAATAAGACATAAAATGTCCGAAAATATAAAACAAGACTTTACATGTCCGAAAAAATATAATACATGATATATATGAGGGGTATCTATATATATAGTGTAACGGGGGTGTAAAAAAATGACTACGGCGAGAGAAAAACACCGAGCACGGCTATTAGAGTACCTCTCTGATCCAGAGCAAGATTACCCGGATCGGGGAACGTACCAAAAGCATCTAGGCATTGCAGGCAAAACCCTGTACTATCATTTTACCCCCGCTGATCTCACAGCGATTGAGGCGGAGGCATATGAGATCCGCAAAAAAAACTCAGCACGACCTAGGGCAGCAGTGCTCAAAGCCTTGCTCGCATCTGCAAAAAAAGGCAGCGTACAAGCAGCAAGGGAGTACCTCGATCGCACAGAGGGCAGAGTTATGGAGCGCAAGCAAATAGAGCAGGTAGCCCCTCAGATCCTGCAAGATAATATCAATGCACTCACTGAGTCGGAGGCGGAGGAGATATATAAAAATGTACTCGGATAGGATCATGATCAACCGCCTCAAGGTGCTCAAGGCTATCCGAGAGGATAAATCAGGCGTGATACATGCTGCGTTTTGCCGTTATTACGCCACCAGGCCAGCTGATTTTATTTCGGGGTGGATGGTAACCTACGATCCACGGCAGCCAAGACCATACATGCCATTTGCGCTATTTCCCAAACAAATCCAATATGTTAACTGGCTAACAGAGCTGGTAACCGAGCGCGATAGCGGATTGGTCGAAAAAGCGCGGGATGGCGGATATACATGGTGCTCATGCGCCTGGGCAGTGCACCGCTGGCTTTTTTACCCGGGCCAGGCCATCGGGTTTGGATCACGCAAGGAGGATCTTGTTGATCGATTAGGGGTATCGGATTCGATCCTCGAAAAAATCAGGATCATCATCCGCAACCTGCCTGTAGAGTTCCGCCCGGCCGGGTACTCTGAGCGCCAACACGCCGGGTTTTTAAGGATTTTGCATCCAGCTAACGGCTCAACGATTGTGGGGGAGGCCGGAAGCAATATTGGCCGAGGTGGCCGGACAACGATCTATTTTAAGGATGAGGCTGCGCATTATGAGCGCCCGGAGATGATCGAAGCAGCACTCTCGGAAAACACCGATTGCCAGGTTGACATTTCGAGCGTCAACGGCGAGGGCAACATATTCCACCGCCGCAGGTTTGGCGGGGCTGTTAGGGTTTTTGTCCACGATTGGCGAGATGATCCCCGCAAAACCCAGGAATGGTACGATAAAAAGCGTGATAAGGCCGTGGCTGAGGGCTTAGAGCACATTTTCGCCCAAGAAATCGATAGAGATTACGCGGCATCAGTAGAGGGGGTTTTTATACCAGCCAAATGGGTGCAGGCTGCAATCAATATCGATATCAAGCCGTCCGGCATCCGGCAGATGGGCCTTGATCCCGATGATGAGGGCAAGGATGGCAAGGCGCTTGTGATCAGACACGGAGTTGTTGTTGAGTCCTGCCGCCACTGGCACAAGGGAGATACCACAGAGACGGCCAGGGAGGCAAGGGCCGAGGCGCTGGATAAAAGAATATCACTCCTGGTATACGATGCCACCGGGGTCGGCGCGGGGATCAAGGGCGAGCTTAAGAGCCTGGATGCACTGAGCAACGAGGTATTGAGCCATGTAGGTGTGCATAACGCATCAACCGATCTGCCCGGCAGGTACGAGGATACCGAGCGGCTCAATTCAGATCTTTTTGCAAACATCCGGGCAAAAAATATGTGGTCGCTGCGCCGTAGATTTGAGCGCACGTATGAGCGAGCAAACGGGATCAAAAATCACCCGGATGAGCTTTGTATTAAGATGTGCAACGATCCGGATCTGATATCCGAGATCAGCAGGCCAAAGCGGATCAACACCGGAGCTGGCAAGATAGGGGTGGAGAGTAAGCAAGTGATGAGAGCAAGGGGTGTGCCATCACCAAACAGGCTGGATGCCTTATGCCTATCATTCCACGATCCGTCAGCGTCCCTGTTTTATGCGGGGTTGGCATAAATTGAGGTTTTTTACAGTAGTATGTGTCTCCGGCCGGGAGGCAATGTTAACAAAGGCTAAAAAAAATGACTAATAACGCAAAAATATCATACTACACGGATGAGCACAGGCTATGCCGACAAACCGAGAGGATAGGGTATGCCCCTATTGTTGATATATATAATGATCGCCGGGCTGGCATGACTTTCCCAACAGCAAACAACCCAGGTTATTATTGCATATTTGGGTTAAAAAACGTGGTTACTCACAGGGCTAAGCGGCCGCTCGAACTCCTCGTTGAGTGCGAAGATAAGGATCAGCGGAGGCTTTTTACATCTTTATGCAAAGATATGCGTCTCCTTAAATGTGAGCGAGTTTACGCTGATTGTTCAAAGGCTTTCGAGAGTTCCGAGATGGATTTTGAGCACGCAGTACAACGGCTTGGAGTCGATACGGTTGGCCTGTATGATGCATCCGATTTTGATGGTTTTGATTCGAGCTATGCAAATTTTGAGGCGGCAAAAGCGCCGCTCGACGATTACGGGCATCAGGGGATTTTGATTATACCAGGTGCATTTAAAGTCATGAGCCAGCCCGAGAAGGGCAGATGGCCAGGGGATTGCAAGATAACCAGGGATTTCAAAGCTGCGGGCAAGTCTGATATAAAAAGTGCCAGGCCATGGGAGCAATACCCGGCTGCCAATGCGTTCAACCACATCATCATGAGCTATGTGATAAGCCCGTACCAGCGCCCCGAAACTGAGTATAATCCTAACAAGCATGAGGGATATGGCGGATGATAGATCAGATAAAACTCGAAGAAGATGAGTATCATGATACAGCAACGATGTCGGCTATTGCAACACACTGCCAAAATTTATATATTGAGTATGATAGCGCATATAGGAAGCGCAAACTCGATGAGATCAATGAGGGGCGCAAGCGGTATGATACCGATCGAATCGCAAAAAATTTCCCTTGGGAAGGGTGCTCAAACAAATCGATGAGCCTAACCGCCATTGCTGTCGATAATTTAGAGCCAAGGATTTTTAACAAATTGGTTTCAGAGGATGATTTTATTCAGGTAACGCCCACCGGTGCTGAAGATGTTGATTTGGCTAAAGAGGTCAAGGAGTTTTTGCAATGGGCATGCCACAACAATATGCACATCAAAAAAGCTGTAAAGCCAATCGTACACGATTTATTGATGGATGGCACCAAGCATGTAATCCCGATGTGGCAGGAAAAAGAGATCGTGATCAAAAGCCGTGGGACAGTCCCGATTTTTACAGATTTACAGGGCAACAGGGTTAAGCCGCCCGCTGGATTTATGCAAGGCGGGAATCCGCAGGAGCTGATGGCTCAGTTGATGCAGATGGGTATAATGCCAGGAGGTTCTGAGGAGGGGGTCAGGGAAAAAACCGAGCTGGATTTCAAGGTCCACCTGGAAGCCCTGAAAATCGAAGATTGTTATTTCCCTGATCACAATGATAACTGGGATGATCAACCATTCCTGAGAAAAATCTATCCGAAGCTGGGGGATCTGGTAGAGCTGCAAAAAAAAGGCGTTTACAAAGATATCGATAATTCGATGGTTAAGGGGGTCAAGCGCCAAGAGACAGAAGACGAACAGCGGAAGGCTGTCCAGTATTCAGATTACGGCCAGGAGTGCGAGCTGATTGAGTGTTACTTGATTTGGAAAGGTGAGTGGAGATTGGCCACGTTTTCTCTCGATGCGAACTGGAAAGAGGTTCGGAATCAACCGATATCCGACATCTATTGGCATAGCCGGAAACCGATAAAGCGGTTTAGGATTTATCCAAAATCGAACGAGAGTATGGGCACAGGTGTTCCCAAAAAGACAATCCATTTTGATACCGGGATTAACGATCTTTATAACCAGATGATTGATTGCGGCACAGTGACAAACAGCCCGTTTTTCTTTTATAACTCCAATTCTACGGGGATCACGAGCAATAAAAAATTCAAACTACAGCCGGGGTATGGCAATGCTATCCCGAAAGATGCCAATGTAACATTCCCGAACCTGGCGGATAAGTCAGGGGCATATATCAATTTTATTAACCTGCTTTTAACGTTCTTTGAGCGCACTTTGTCCCTGATGGATTATTCAGCCGGGACTAGATCTTCAACAGCCGGCCAGGGCGGAGATACAGCGAGCGGGATGAACATGATCCTCCAAGAGGGGAATATCAAGCATAATTATACCGGAGAGGGATTGCAGGATGATTTTTCAGAGTTGCTCACAGATTGCTTGAGCCTGTATGCACAAAACATACCAATGTCCGCAAAGATAAGGATTTTTAAGGGAAACGAGTGGGTGTTCAAGCCGGTAAATGTCCAGGCGCTACAGGGCCGGTATGATCTGCGTGTCGATGTTTCGGATGCGTCCTCGAATTCAATGACAAACCGGAATGATGCTATCACCCTGATGAACATCACAAAGGGAATGCCCTGGATTAACCAGGTCGAGAACACACAAGATTTGTACCGGGCGTTCGGGAAAAAAGACGTTGACAAATATGTGTCGCAGGAATTTGCGATGATCATGCAGGCTTTGACCGCAGTTCCGGAACTCAAGCAACAGGTAATGCAGATTGTGCAACAGGGTATGCAGCAAAAAGAGGCGCAAGATAGGCAGTCACAAGTAAGGTTGCAGGCAGAAAATAATATTGAACGGCAACAGATCGAAAGAGAAGTTGAGGCGCCATATGAAAACAAGAAAATCGTTGACCGGGCGAATGAGGGTTTCAAGCGGAAAATGATAGGCAGGGTCGTTGAACAGGTTGGCGGCCTTGATAATAATTAAACCTTTTGGCGGATAAGGAAATTGCGATGGATATTTTAAAAATAATTTTACAACATCACGATGATTACAGCATGACATCAGTGTTTGATACTGATGAGGCGGTGAGGGCAGAGGCATTTACGAAAGCAGAGGCAATGCGGGAATTAGTAACCAGGATTAAAAATTCCATGCCTGATAACCAGGAAAAAGAGACGGTCATGTCTGCCGTGAGAGAGCATTTTGAATCGATGGCAAAGATGATTTTTTATAAACGCAATATTAAAGAGGACTAAAGCTATGGCGGGAGATAGGGAAACATTATTTTTGTTAGATGATGAACCGGTTATGGGAGGGTTCAACGATGCGCCGAATATCGAGGAACCCACAGAAAAGGAAGCGCCCGATAAGTCGATAGCGCTTGATGTTGATATCACAGCGGCGGTAGATGTAAAAAAAGAAGAGCCCGATAAGGATATAGCATCCGTCGAGAAAAAAGAGCCTGAGATCGATACAGAGCAAGGGGATAAGGCACCTGAAACAAAGGCCGAAATCGACCCGGCAGAAAGGCGATGGAATGAAACCATCGCCATGTTGGGAAAAAAGGACGCTCAAATTGAAACCCTGGTTGACCAGGTACGAGCCTTGACCGAAACGGTTGTTAGACCGAAAATCGAAGAAGCTGAACCGCAGCCCCCACAGAAGCCGACGTTTACCGCTGCCGAGTGGGAAGATGACTATGAAGGATGTACCAATTCTGTCATCGATTACAGAGAGCGCCTAAAGGAGTTTACATCCGAGAAGGAACAAGCCATCGCACAGATGGAACAACAGAAAACTGTTTCGAATATTCAGGCGATCCATCAGAAAGATTATGCCGATGAGTGTGAAGAGTTACCGGCATTGACAGATCCGAATATCAGGCAGGTTTTTGCAAATATTTATTATGATCCGAAGGTCCAATTCAACACTAAACCGGATGGCGTTTTCCGGGCGGTACGAGAGCTTAAACGGCAGGCAAGGGAGAGACAAATTGATCTTTCTGCATTCGCACCTGCACAGCAAGTTAAAGCGCAGCAAGCCGAAGCCGAAAAGGTCAAGGCTGATGAGTCCGCGAGAAAAGACAGGGTTGCAGTCAGCGCTATGCACACTGGCGGGAAACAGTCAACCGACGTTTCAACGACGCTAACATCAGCGCAAAAAGATGTAGCAAGGAAATTTGGCCTGTCGGATGATGTGTATGCAAAGACTTTGGCAGCAATGCCGAGAGGGGGAAAATAATGAATGATAAAGCCAAGGGAACCACACTCCCTGAACACCCAGTCGTAGAACAATCGAAGCTTTCACCGTTACAACAGAGGGTTTCAGGGTATGTATCATCAGCCAGGAAAGAACCTCCGAAGATCACAGATGTCAATGAGCTTTACCGGAAAATCGAGATGGCAATTCCGGAAGGAGTCTCAAGGGGGAACGAGTACGCTTATGCCTGGCTATCCATAGATGATCTGTACAGTATCAATGGGTCGAAGTGGGAGATTGTCAATAGGAACAATCATAGCCATGCCCCTGACAGGGTTTTTGATGCATCAGGAGGTATCCTATACAAGGGGCAAAACATTCTTGCTTTTTGTTATAGAGAGGCGATGGAGCTTGAGCATGCGAGCATTGTCAAACATTACAACGATAAAACCAACAGAATTACGAGCAAAAGAGAACGAGCGGTCGAAGGCTCTGTCAGTATGATCGATGAAAAGAGCGCAGGACCAATTTTTAATGCTGGTGAGATTGACACCATAGCGGAGTCGATCGGATATCAGAGAGAAAAAAATGACTTTTAATAAGGAGTAGAAAAATGTCAAACATGGATAATCCTCATGGATTTTCGCTTTTAAACGGGGTAGCTGTTAGACCCCCAACACCGTACAGGATTCAGGGCAGTGAGGGCACGCCATACGCAACCGCCCTTTACATCGGTGACATGGTGGCCCTGTCAGGCGGATACATCGTCAAAGCAACTGCCGGAACCGCCAACCCAATACTTGGTGCAATAGTTGGATTTGAGAGCATTAATGGAGGGATTAAGGCCGGTGGTTATTACCCAGCAAGCTCCATTTATAATTGGATTGCGTTAGTGGCAGATGCTCCATCGCAAAGGTATGTGGCACAGTGTGATGGCAGCGGGTCTTTGACACAAGCGAATGTTGGCGGAACCGTGAACATAAAGATCACACACGCCGGGAACACAACCACAAACTTGTCGGGGATGGAGATAGATTCTTCGGCCGTTTCGGGTGCAGTAACTGATCAGCTTAGATTGATCGGTTCGGTAAATAAGCCCGGAAATGAGTGGGGTGCAAATGGTGAATATGTGGTTGAAATCCATAATCACCAACTCCGGCAAGAAAACAATGTTGATGCAATAGCATAAGGAGGGGAAAATAAAATGAGTACCGAAACAAGAAGCAGATTTAATAATTTATACGTGCCTGGCCTTTTTGCTGTTTCGGCGGAGTCTTTCAAAAGACACACGCCGACATGGAAAGAGATTTTTACGGTTAGGGCCAGCACCAAAGCTTACGAGGAATCAATGACCATGGCTGGTTTGGGGTATCTCGTAGAGACACCAGAAGGCACCCCATACACATATGATGCCCGAATCCAGGGTCATACAAAAAGATGGAATCATAAGAAATTCACACTTGCGGTCAAGATCACCGAGGAATCCATTGAAGACGACCTCTATGGAAAAATGAAAATGGCAGCGACCGACTTAGGCGTTTCAGCGGCCGCAACACAGCACCTTTTAGCGGTCCGGATGCTGATGAATGCCACAAGCACCACATACAACACGTGCGGCGATGGGTTGGCATTATGCGTCTCCAATCATGTCCGGCTGGACGGGGGCACGTGGTCAAATGTAATGGCAGCGACTTCACCTACCACGGCGGCGGTTGAAGCGGCGGTTAGGAATTTTGAATCCATTGTTGACCACCGTGGGAAAAACTATGACCAGAAGGCCAAAACGGTCATTTGTGGACCAACGCATGAATTCACTATGGCAAAGATCCTGGAATCGGTCCAGGTCGCTGAAAATGAGTATAATGCGAACAATACACTCCGGACAAGACGGTCTCTAAAGCTCCACATTGAACCCGAAATCACTGATGGCAGATGGTTTGTCATGGGAGACAAAGACCCGGATGTGGGCCTGATCCATTTTGACAGAAAGAAACCGGTTATCCAGCGTCATGGTGACCCAGATACGGGTGATTCCATCTTTTCGGTATCCTACAGGGCAAGTGATGAGTGCAACGACCCCCGGCAGATTTACATGGTTCCGGCTGTTTAAGATTGAACGAGAGTGTTGGCGGCACTCTCTTCCGGAGGTGACTTAATGTATGATGTTAATAAAAACAGTATCATTGTGCCAACGGCAGATGCTGCCGGCGTTGTGAACACTGCTTATGCAGGACAGACAAGGCTTGGGAAAGATTTCTTCACAGGTGAAGAGCTGGCAGCTACGGATGTTGTTTTGTCTCGCAGATTGGTATGCGATAGGTCTTTTAGGCCAGTAAAAACAAGATCAGAATTGGTGAAACAGAATGGTTTTTTGATCCTCAAGGAGGAATTGGATGGGTGATGCAAGGATAGTCACTGTCGGAGACATGACCACCAGGTTTAATTATGAATTAAGGAACTCTTACGCAACACAATTTGAGGCTGCCGAAACCCTTGAATATGTAAACAAATGGGCAGAATTCATCCATGATATCCTGACGGAACATGAAAGCGATCTCATCAAGACCGGAACCGGTGATTTTGTTACAGTTGCCGGAACAGAAATCTATGACCTGTCAGTAAACGATATGGGCGATCTGATAGCCCCATTAAAAGTTTGGGTAAGCGGATTATCAGAATTAGAAATCTGCGAAGAAGAAGAAAGAATGGCCCACGTTCTTGAACAAGAGAAAGGGTCCACGGCATACAGTCAGCCGAATTTCTATTACATAGAGGGGGACAATATCGGCCTTCTTCCAATTCCCGATGCCGTTTACACTATAAAATTAAAATATATTCCCAATTTTGCAGGTATCACAACGGTGGCCGCATCAATGCCGTTCAAAAACATTTTCAATAATGCTTTTGTGGAAGGAGTGAAAATAATAGCAAAAAACCGGGAAGGATACGGCACGGCGGTTGATGCAGCCCTGATGGAACTCTTTCAAGATCGGGCCATGTCAATCCTGAGAAAAAGACAAAAGCAGGATGTGAGGTTCACGCCATAATGTTTGAAAGGTTATCACAAAGCATTGCGTCAAAACCGCAATCAAGGGGAGAAATTATAAAATTCGGCCTTTGGCCGGGTGGTCTTGTAACAGAATACCAACCGGAACAGATGAGTAAATCACAACTTTTTGCATGCTTAAATATGCTCATCGTAGGACCTGGAATTTTGAGGACACGAAACGGCACAACCCTTGTTTGCTCAGGATGCACCGGGAATATTGTTCAGGTGGATGATATCAAGGTCGGGGCAACATGGTACACAATTATAAGCGATACGGACAAAAAACTGTATCGCAATATTTCGGGGACTGCAACCGCCATTGCAACCCTGGAAGGGCAGGCCCGGTTTGTTGGTTTTATGGGCCTGCTCATAATCTTTGATGGATCTTTTATTAAAGCCTGGGATGGAACAACCGTATCTATCCTTTACGATAATGGAACCGGTGCAGTAACGCCATACCAGGTTAATAAAAGAACATCGACACCTACGACTGACAAACCGCTAGGAAACGGGACCGTTACGACTGTTGAGCTTCCTTTCACATCGCAGGCATGGGATGCCGGGTATACGATTCCGCCAACACATGTTTACGCTCAGCTTTATAGGGTTGGTACTCCGACAGGGACCATAATTGCAACCGTCAAGACTGCCGGAGGTGTCACGATAGCATCTAAGGCAATCTCTACAACCGTGGCGAATATAACGACCGTGACGGATGGAGAAGAGTATGAAGCAATTTTTGTAAGTGCGGACGTAACGACACAGATGATCCCTTCCACGGGCTACAAGATTGTTCTTTCCTATTCCGGAGGGGATGCCTCAAACTATATTAACGTCAAGGCTGTTGACTCATCGACTCCAATGCTTTCTCTTAAACCAGGGATGCCACCCAAAGCTGAGTTCGGAATAGTCCATGCAGATCGGTTGAATTGTATCGAAGGCACGGCAGGAACGAATCCTTCCTTCATGTGGTATTGCAATGCTGGGAATCAACTTGATTGGTCATCTCCAAATGGCGGCGGATATGTGGCCTGCATCGACTCATCTGCAACAAATTACCCAATATCAGGGATCGCATCCTGGAATCAAGGGGTATGGGTTTTTGGGACCCCACGACAGCCATTCTTGGGGCAAAGATCAGGGACAACGCCAACTGAATTTGCCATAAACCAGACCATGCAAAAGGTGTCAGGTGATTACAAATCAATCGTTGTGACCGCTGATAATATTATTTTCGCTCATCCTTCGGGGATAGATATGATTACAGCGGTACAGGAATCATCCGACATATCGGCAGAATCACAAGCAGACAATATCAGATCCACGATCCAGGAGTTTTTCACATCGGAGGCAGTGGCAGGATATGATCCTGAGTGGGGTGTTTATTTGTTGAAGATGGCAGGGACTAATGATATATTAGCCATGAGTGCAAGGGCTAAAGATATCAAATATGCTGGCCGCAAAACAACTGCTTATAGCCCGGCCGGGATATGGAGATTTGCTTTCGGCGGATCGGTAACGGCTTTCGGACACGGAGACGGATTCCTCCTGGTGGGAACGGATGCCGGGAATGTTTACAAGGCTGACAAAACGATGGTAACGGATAATGGGAACGATGCCACATATAAATTTATCACATCTGCTATTCCAACCGTATTTGAAGAAGCTCAAGCATATAAGATTGGCTACAGGGTTTTTGGGCGGTACGGGGGAAACTGCAATTTTAAATTCTACCGTGATTATTCCAGGACATCATTTTTCACGATTCCATTTCTGTTGCCTGCTGATTCTGAAATACTCACTGTTGATGCAGATATCCCAACGCTTGAGGCTGATTTTTCAACAGTCCCACTGCGATACTTTGATCGGGCTGGGATCAACTTTAATTACCGGACATTAATGGTCGGGGTGGAGGATATTCTTCTGAATGGTAAGCCTCTTTATTTTGGGGAAATCAATTTACACTCTAACAGGATAGGTGGATTGTAATGGCAAGGAAAGATGTGATCAACGGGCTGTTGTCTCAGGATATGACAGACGCAAATGATAATTTTATTGAGTTATACGGGGAGATCGAAGCCGCCCGTGACGGGGAAACATCCCTTCTTTTCAAAGAGCAGGACCAGGACACAAATATTGCATCAGTCACGAATGAAGTGATCGCAGCCAGGGATGGAGAAGGCAATTTGCTTGCGCAAATAGATAAATTGCAAGTGACCACAACGGAAGTGATTGCCGCCCGTGACGGGGAAACATCCCTTCTTTTCAAAGAGCAGGACCAGGACACAAATATTGCATCAGTCACGAATGAAGTGATCGCAGCCAGGGATGGGAAAGGCAATTTGCTTGCGCAAATAGATGATTTACAGGCTGCAATAATTGCGCTCCTGGTCGGGTCCGGGGTGCCAGTAACTGCGAATGATACAACCCCAGGATATCTATCCACAAAAGTTGTATCAACCGATGGGAGCGTCTCGTTTTCAGTGTCTAACCCTGGAGGCGATGAAAAACTTGATTTTTCTGCCTCGGCTACGCTTGCAACAGTATCGGCATCAGCAAACATCACCCTTACTTCAAGTTCAAGCGTTTACCAAAACATCTCCATGACAGCAACCGGCAAATCTGTCATCCTCCCTGATGCTACGACATTACCCGAAGGCCGGAGGTATGTATTTTATAATTCAGGATCTTATAATTTTACGGTACTGGATTCTGCGAGTGCCTTCAAGGCTTTGTGTGTTCCGGGTGAATGGGCTACATTGACTTTGGCAGACAATGCCACGGCTGCAGGAAGCTGGCTTGTATCTGGAAGGACAATCTCTTCCCGGGTGAAAACTGTTTTAAATGCGATGATAAGTGAAGACATAGCCCAATGCAAAATGACCACAACTACAACCATGGTTATATGGAAAGGCACTGATGCTGACGGGTATTGCGCTGTCTTGACATGGGTTCCTGGCACACCAGCCATTACTGTTTCAAATATTCTGGAATTTGATACAACTAATGCCACTGGCATGTCGTGTTGTAGAATGACTGACACGGTAGGAATTATAGGGTATGTCGGGGCGGACGGAGATGGTTACATCTGTGCTGTGACATACAACGGCACCGACACATTAACCTTAACAGACACACATGAGTTTGCCGATGTGGATTCAATTTCTGATGTACGAGTATGCGCAGTATACCCCCACGCATCAACAGGCAAGATAGGCATTGTGTACGTGAAGGCAAACACGTATTCATACGGGCAGATTTTAAACTGGACAGGAACTGAGATTACCGCGAATACGGCGGAGACGTTAGTAAAAAACGCGGGCACACAACTATCCTTAGATCTTTTATCAGGGGCTGTTGATTCGGCATCCATGATCATGGCCGCTTCTGTTAATGCAGGAAGTTCTTTTGTTATTCAAATTGCTTGGAACGGGACAACGCTCACCCCGTCCACATCTGTTATTATAAGACAATCCCAGGCTGGAACAAGTGTGGTGGCCTTATCGGCAGATTATTTTATAGCTTCCTCCTTGGAAAAAGTATATTCATCATCCACGACTCAAACAATTGTTGTGCTTGGATATTGGTCAGGGACAGCGCTTTTTATAAGGAGAACGCTTGTCATTGAGGGCATACATAACACGGATACGATTTACGGGGGAGGGTGGCTAACAAAAACAGACGCGGACACCCTATGCCTTGTCTGCCCTGGCCATGGGGATCAGACATATGCGTATAAAATAAAAGCGATTGGTTCAACCACCCCGGCGGATTGTATACTCAATGTTGAATCTACGGCGTTTGTGGATATTGCGGATAATAACATAGCGGTGTCTGCTTTAGACAGCACGGGGGGGATTGTTGTGTATCAAGACAGCTTAAATTCAGGTTATCTCGCAGCAAAAAGGATTGATTTATGAAAATAGTTAAAGATAAACACAATGTGGTTTTGTTCGCAGGGGAGGGCCTAATCCTAACGGAAAAATCCCTGTCGTGCCCGGAATGGATTGCTCCTGGGATCACATCTATGACCCACACAATTGAAGATGTGGCGGAAATCCCTGATGATTACCGGGCAGGAGAATATTTTTTCGATGCTGGGTGGAAGAAAACTCATGCCGGAGAAATGAATGATTCCTTACGGATAGAAGCGCAGATATCTGCAAACCGGCAGGAAATTTCTGCGAGTATTCAGCAACTTTTAGACACAACCGCCAAGCAGTATGGATATGACAATATTCATACTGCTTGTGGGTGGAGTGATAATTTTATAGATGCAGCGAACCTCAAGAACTGGGGCGCTGATTGTTGGAGAAAGGCCGGGGAAATTGAAGCCGGCATTAAGCTCGGAAATCCGATTCTAACCAAAGATGAAATTATGAGGCTGATGCCTTTGTTTGAGGAGGTGTAAGAATGGCCACAAACTGGACTGACTATTTAACATCACAGCCTGACCTAATGAAATATTGGGACGCAAACGCAGGGACGGGACCGCTCGCTGGCAAAACTGCAAATCAGTTTGCAGAACAGCACTACAATACTTTTGGGAAAAATGAGAACCGGGGTTGGACACCTACTACCACAACCACGACGGGAGGGAATATTTCCTTGCCAGGGATGTCAAATACAAACATCCCTGGGGTGGTTGACTCGCTCATGCCATCCATCCCCAATTATTTTGATGCTTACAAAACGGCAAAAGGACTACCATCTCAAATTGATGATTGGATGGGGAACCAAATCAATGCACAACGGTTCACCGGGGAGCAAGCGTCTGACATTTTGACACAGGTTGGAAATCAGAGGGCAGGATCTGGTGTCATGGGCGGAACAGAATATGATAATTCTGTATCAAATTTGACATCTCAATTGGTTAAGCTTTTGAACGAGAACAAGCAGAACATATCCAATACTGGGAATCAATTGAAATTTAATGCCATTAATACTCTGCCCACGACAGCAATGTCGGGAGTTAACGCATTGACAAGCCTTTATGGTGCGAACGCTTCCGACCAACTAAATTGGGCGCAATTGGCAGCACAAATGATCAATTCAAATTATTAGGGGGGTTTAAATGTTTTCGAAAACCAAAATAGCCAGGATCTTGTTTAAGATAAACGCATATGATTCCTTCGGCGGTGGCGGGTATTCTGGCGGAGAGGGTAGCGTTTCCGGTAATTATGGTGGTGCTGGTACCGGAACGGGCGGAGATTTCAGCGGGGGGCAGGGGAAAGGGGTCGGATCAGACCTATCTTCGATATCTCAAGAGATCCAAGCAGGGTATGAAGATGCAATGGGCAGGGCTGCAACAGCAGCCGAACAAGGATGGCTTGCAAAGGCTATTGATATAGCATCTTTTGCATTGCCAGGGGGAGGGGTAGCCAGTTTGGCAGCAAAGGCTATGTCCGGGAAAACAATAGGACAGGCGATTGCCTCAGCAGTCGCAAGGGGGGGGGTGTCAGACCCATATTCAAGCGCTGGAAAAGGCAGCACCTTCGCAGGAAAATCTGGAAGTGAGCAAACAGCGGAGGGAGGAGGGAATGATTTCGTTACGATGGCATCCGATATCATTACAAACACAGCTTCCGGCCCATCTGGTTCCGCATCGCTCTCAAAGTCATCCGGCATACCTGGAAATATCAGCGCCGGACTTGATAAATATGTCACAGATTCTAATAAGATCACTTCTGATTACAACACAAAAGCCGATAGCATCTGGAATGATTATCTTGACTTTGAAAACACATATTTTGGGAAGTATGAAGATGTTCAGAAGGGATATCAAAGCAATTTAGACAGCATCCCTAAGCTGAACCTGACTTTGCCGAACACGATTGGCGGTGCCACGCTACCACTTGCACCGAAGGTCAGCTCTGCTATGTACTCAGACCAGGCCAACACAAAAGGAAACCTGATAGGACAACAGGCGAACACAGCATTGAGCGGTATGAGTTCAAGGAACGCCCTGAATAATAATCTGTTCAATGTTAATCAAACGGGGTTATCAAACTCTTTATTGCCGACACAAACAGATCTTGATCTTTACAAAATGGAGCGAGCATCCCAATTGGGCCTTAATAATTCACTCGCATTGGCAGACGCAAACAAACCGAGCACTCTTTCGACCTGGGCGCCGGTTGTTGGGACCCTGCTTTCTTCAAATGGTACTGGCAAGACAAACCTTTCCAGTGCGTGGGATTTTATTTCAGGACTTTGGGATTAAAAAAAAATGGCACAAAATACAACATTACCGGCAATGCCGGCCGAAATTACCAAAACGACTCAAGCGAATTCCCTTGCTGCTATTGTCCCGCAGATCATGAATGCCATCGGCGGGGGAGATCAAAGAGTTCAAGAAGCATTGATGCAGCAGCAACAGGTCAATGCACAGAATTTTGAAAAACACAAAGAGCAAATGTTTATGAGATCCATCTTCTCTCCTTCGACTGGTGAAATAACACAAGATTTGCTCATGAATCAGGCATCCCTTTACGGGATACAGCCTGAGAAGGCTATGGCCCTATTCGTCCAATTTGACAACCACAGAAAGGCCAAAACGCAAGAAAAAATGGTCAAGGATGCCACGGAAATTGGCTTGGACGTAATAAAAAACCCTGGCAATGTCAGGGCATATCTTGACAGGAGCCTTCCAGGCTCGGATCAGTATGATAGCCGGGCAATCATGGGGGGGCTTACTCAGGCCAATGAATACGCTTCATCTCTGCCAAAGCCAGACCTGGTAGAATCATATGATCCTGCTACGGAAACCGCAACATTGATTCCAAAAACTGCCGGAGCTGTTATCGGGAAGAAACCTGAGAAGGTATCAGCCAGGGATAAGGCTTTTTCAACGTTGTCACCCGCCGAACAAAAACAGGCAATTTTGGGGCGTGAGCCTCAAGGCCCAGGGCTATCAGATATCGGGAAGCTTGTAAAAGAAAGGGATTCCTTATCTCCAAATGATCCAAACAGGGAAATATACGATGCCAGAATAGGCAAGCTAAATGCTTCTGCAAAAATCACAGAGAATAGACCTTTTATCGCTGATCTGATGGCAAAGGGAGAATGGTTTCCATCTCAAGGCAGGATCACGGGTCCGACGTTAGACTTGTTTGAAAATGCTGCAAGAAGAGCGTCTGAAATGGGCCGACCCCTAACCGGAGAAGACTTGAGCAGGATGGAGTTTTCCGCTGTAAAAAACAGAAGCACAGGGCAAACAGCAGGCGGAAGGGTAACAGTTGCAAGGAAACAAAACATAGAAGCAGCCTATGGCTTGATTGATGATTTAAAAGAAACATCCAAGGCCCTTGATTATTCCGACACTCAATTTGTTGGGAAAGTAGACGCATTTATAAAAGGTCAGTTAAATGACCCCGTATTTACCGAGTATATGACCCAACGGGCAGACGCTTTGTTTGTCCTTGGAAATGCCCTTAAACAGAACGGCTTGACAGACAAGTCAATAGAAATTGAAGAACAGGCGTTTCGGCCAACGTTATCGCCGAGCGCATTTATTGGATATTACAATACTCAGTTGAGAGCATTAAACAGGGCAGCAGAGGAAATGAATAAAGATTTTAAATATGATATTAAACCCAGAGAAACCGTTGCCCCTGGGAAGGGCGGGAAGGCACCGGCAGCAAACCCAAAAACCAATGACCCATTAGGGATAAGATAATGGTAAAAGAATTAGATAATTTTAGGGCAAAGTATCCGGACTACAATGACGTTGATGATGTCAAATTGGCCGGTATGCTGGCAAATAAATTCCCTGATGCCTATGGCGATCTCCCCGACATAGTGAAGATCATTACAGAAATACCTGACACAATGGTATCATCAAGGCAAGCAGGTATCGAATCGATCCGACCAGAAGGTACTGAAATATCAAAACCGTTTGAAAAGGTTGCCGGGTTGAAACTTGGATATGAGCCGGGTGACGGTATGCCGAGACCTGGGGCCGGTATTGTTGGGGCAGCAGCAGAAACCATCTTACCGGTTGGCGGCGCTCTTATTGGTGCGGCTGCCGCTGGTGGCCCTACCATGGGAGCCGGGGCAATATCCGGTTCAGGTCTTGGTTTTGCCATTGGTGAAAATGCGGCCCAAAAAACAAAAGAATTTTTAGGCTTAGAAAAACCAAGGCCCATAATTGAACAATCCATAGAAGCCGGGAAAGATGTTCTGAAAGGTTCAACCATGGAAATAGGAAGTCTAATTGCAATGCCTATAATTGGCAAAGCTTTTGACAAAACAGCGAAGCTTTTATTCGACGATCTTCCGCAGCGGCTTTATTCCAGTGCGATCAAAATGCCATTGACCAAAAGCTGGAAAAAGGTTCTCCCAGGTCAAGAGATAACCAAAAGAACTGCGGCAGTCAAAGAAGGCATTTCCAATAGCATAACTCCAAGTGAGTTTGGTCTTGCAAAAACGAAAAAACTTGAGAGAGAGACCAGAACCTTTATTGACAGTGTGACTAAAAAACTTTCAGAGAATCCGGAGCTTGATATTAAAGTTGCAGATGTCTTGAAAAACAGCCTTGATGCTTTGTATAAACAAACGAAGGGATCGGACCCGGTTGGGGCAAATAGTGCCATTGACGCAGTGAAGGAGGCATTTAAGGCCCACGGGGAAAGACTGACCCCCCACGAAGCTAACGCCATAAAAAGAAGGCTTTACGATGAAATAAAGTGGTCTGAAATGAACAGAGATTCAGGGCATGCAGTATCCGGAATATATACCAACAAGGCCAAGAAAGCGATAGCTAATGATTTAATGCGACAGATAGAGGTTATGTATCCTGAAATAAAAGGCATGAATCAAGCGGATGCGGCAAGAATTTACCTCACCGAAGCAGTTGAAAATTCATTGGGAAGATTGCAAAACAATAACATGGTCCCGCTTGGCGTAAAAGTTCTTTTATCGAATCCCAGGACATGGATACCAGCTATGTTCGAAGCGACCATTGGTCACCCACAAATTAAATCAAGGATTGCCTTTGCATTGGCAAAAGGGAACCCAAATAAATACTCTAAGCTTGTATATCCTGAAATGCCAAAGGGTTACGTACCGGAACCGATAGAAAAAGCTTCTGAGGTTTACCGATATTCGCCAGAACCACAATTTGCCAAGGCCCCTCTTCCTGGGCAATTAAAAACAATTACCCGGGAAGGAGAACCTGCCAGCTCGATAAAGAACAAAATGCAGGCAGCGAGGGAAGCAGAAGACCTTGAGAAACTGAGGCAGCTTGAAATACAATTTGGCCGGATAGAAAAGGAGAAAAACGCCGTAAAGGACTCAAAAATCGGAAGTCCGTTAACTAAGCCAAGGGATTTTGTTGGCGTAAAGGCCCCTCTTCCTGGGCAATTAAAAACAATTACCCTGGAAGGAGAACCTGCCATAAATATAGAGAACAAAGCGGATAGAACAGCAAGGCTTATGGAAGAAAAACGAATCAGGGAAGCTGAAATAATTAAAGCCAGGGAAGCAAAAGAACTGCCGAAAGATAACAAAATAGGAATGCCCTTGAGAAAACCTGATACCGGGTATTATAAATCGAAAAAGCCGTTATCGGTAGACGCTTTATTAAAACAGACTACCGGGTCCGGGTTGCCGGAAAACAATATCCTGGCTATAGATGAGGTTATGCCATTTGAACCAGTGATGCCACCTATAGGAGAGATAAAACCGGAAAAGATAAAAGTTACCGAAAATAAAATAACGGTTAATATCCCCAAAAAAGAAGCGGATGGGTTGACCCCAAAGCAACAGAAAGAATATCTTTTGAAAGAAACAGATTCTGCCATCTCTCAGGCTAAAACTCAAAGAAGGGATCTCGGTTATTCAAAAGATACTGAAATGGTGAATAAGAACTATGAGGATGCAAAGAAGACACAAGGGACAATAAATATAAAAGTCCCAGGTGATGGAGAGTTTACGATCCTAAACAACGCTGAATCATTAAAGGCTTTCAAACAAAAAGCTGAAAAATTTCCAGTAACATCCCTGACGGGGAAGGCGAATACGTCTTTGCCGACAAAACCAACCGGGAAGAGAGTCACCGGTTTTGAGGGTTATCACATTACTGATTATAAGGTAAGGAAAAGCCCTGGGGTGATAGAAAAAAAGGGCAAAGCAAGTTTTTATGGCGATGGTTTTTTTTCATCTGGCACATATGCAATAAAAACAGACAAGCCAAAAGTAAAGGGAAAAATAGAAGTATCCCCATACGACATGAAGGGAAAATTCGATATTACATCAAAAGAACTGGTTGCCGCCGATATTGGCAAGGAGGCTTATTTAGGTGCGGAAATCGGCATGGATGATGTTTTGGTTCACATAAAATCAGGAAAAAAGGAGAGAATGTTTAACACGAAGTATATTGATAATATTCTTTCCAAATATCCGAAAGCGAAAGCATTCTTCAGCGGGAAAGACGGAGACTATATGGTTTATTTCGTCGACAAGGGTGAAACTGTTGGTGTCGTTGCTCCATACAATGCAGACATACCACAAGCAATAAAAAATTTAGAATAAGGGGAAACTTAAATGTCAGAATTAACAACACTACTCGGAACAGCCAATATAACCTTAAATGCGACATCTGGAACGGCAGTTATCGCCCCATCAGGCATGGCATGGAAAAGTGAAACAATTGTCGTTGCAGTGCAGACGGGAGATTTGTTTGTAGGATGGAGGCGGGGTGTAACCTCTGCTGCCACAGCAACAGCCTTACAGCTTGAAGGTCAACAGAGCATGCCCTTTAAGGCGAATCCAGGGCAAACGATTTTTTATGCAAAGGCAATTTCCGGAACACCCACGCTTGAAATAGAATTTTACGGATAGGGGAGGGGCACATGTTCGAAATCGGGGACAATATAAGTTTACAAAACGGGGTCAACATTGGCGGGGTTGGGTTTCCCCCTATAGGCTTTTCGAACCCAACCTTAACCACTTCCTTGTCAATCCCTGCGAGTTCTCAGGCAAATGTGTTTTTCAATGCTGATGGTTATGAATCTCCGTTGAATTATTTAAAGGCATGGGTTAATACTGGCACAGGTACAGCCGGGTTGATAAAATGCCTAAATGGTGTTGAAACGAGTTTGATATCTACAGGGGTTACTACTACCACAAATGACATCGAAATAACTGTAGAAAAAGACCCTTCTGGATTGCATTCTTGGGTTAATGTGAATCACAACGGTTTACCACTTGGTTCACCACAAAAGATTACAGATGCTGCTTTGTTAAATAACAAACATCATTATCTAAGTGGTGATTATGGCGCAAGTATTCTAACAAAGCGTAGATATAGCGTTCCACAAGATAAGTTCATATTCTATGTAACCGGTACTCAAACTATAGATGGTGTGTTCAGGACGTTGGCCGGGCAGACAATTACGGTTGATTGGGGGGATGGAACAAGTACAAATTATTCCGGGACTACTGACCAGGTGTATACAAAGAATTATGGGGCTGTGGTAAATCGTAAGGTCACAATAACGAATAAGCAGTCAATGACAAAGTTCACGGCTACCAATACCACATCTAATATTTGGTTCAACTTGAATCAGATTCCTGCTGTTATGACTTACTTTACTTGCAATGGCCATCTCATGGAAATTACAGGGAATTTAAGTTCTATACCTGCTGTTATGACTACCTTTACTTGCAATGGCAATCTCATGGAAATTACAGGGAATTTAAGCT